CAGTGATTGAATTACCACCAGTTGTTAAGAGTACATCTGTCTCAGCAGTGTTCTCGTAGCCGAAGCCAGCGATTGCACCTTCTTGAGACATAGACATTTGTCCAGCAGACGCTGTTGAAGTGGCTGCGATATATCTATCGTCATCACCACTGTCGCCTACTTTTATAGTTGAAGATGCACCCAAAGCGTCGAAGTGAACAATAACGTCATACACTTTTGCACCTTGAGGTAATCTAGCAACTTTAATGTCAGAGCCAGAAGCTAAAGAAGAAGCTTCATAACTGTCGTATTGAACTCTTAAATTACCGTGCCATTCTGAGCTGTCCACTTTTACAACTGGTTCAGCATCAATGTTAGTAATGTTTGTTCCTTTTACACTAGCCATAGTTTCCTCCTATTACGCTTCATAACTTTCAATAGTCACAACTTTTTCTTCTTCCATTCTAGTTGCGCCGATTGACATACAGTTATAAACTTGAGTTGCATAGCCTTTGTCAGCTCTTTCATCTATTCTTGAAATAAGATCTTGTCCTACTGCAAGTTTGATACCGTCCATACACCAAACTAAGTTTGATCTAAGGTTTCCAGTTTTTGAAAGTCTGTTAGAGACTATGAAGTTAAAGCCTAAAAACGAATTTACTTCGCCATTTGCTAAAGCTTTAACTGTGTTGAAATCACTAGAAGTTACTTGAGTTGTTCCTAACAAATCAGAAATTTGTTTTGGTCCAACAGCAATATATCTAGGTATTGATGGGTCAACATCTGCGCTATCTAAGATTTCTTTTGCGTTTCTTAGTTTTGCAATTGTTAAGCCGTCTGTACCAGCTTCTGTGATTTTTTGCGCAACTCCTAATGGAACAGAAGTTGATCCTGTTTCACCAGAGTACGCTGTACCGCTTATTGCAGATATGATCTCATCGTCCATTGAACGACCAAGAGCGAAAGCTGCTGCAAGCGCATACGAGCTAGTTGGGTCTATTAACATTCTAACTTTATCTTGGTTATCGATTAAGTCAGCGTATTCGTAGTCAACTAGAGTTACTCTTCTTCTAGAGTGTGGTGTCAGTTTGTTCTTTGTAGTTTTTTTAATTACTACTTCTGCATATCACTATGCAGCTCGGACTATATCATCACTTAATAAGTGTTCGGCACTCTTGGAAGTTTTATTCTTTCGTCAACTTCTAGTCTCTGAACCTTCTATATACCTTTTAAATTATATAGCTTGGCTGCTGATTGTCTTAAAAAAGATTTTCCAGCAATTCACCGAATTTTTAATCGACATAAAAAATTTATCGATCTGTGGAGTATCAGCGTGTCTGCTTACTCTTTTAACCGCAGTTGCTTTACCAACTTGGTCAAAGAAAGCATTTTTGCCTACTACACTCTCAACATCTACCGCATTCCGTAAGAGTGAGCCTTTTTGCTGGCTAAGCATTTGCACGTTGTTCGAATATTGTTGAACAAATGCAGTTGTGATTTGATTAGACATTTCTAATCCTCCTCTTTTGATTGTTGATTGATTGTTGATTGATCGACTTGATTATCCTCGTTAGAGGTTCTTGTCTTTGCTTTTTAAGTCTGCAATTAGACTTTTTTTCTTAGAGGTCTTGCATTCGCAAGATTTTCTCTGTGAAACTTTTAAAACCCAATTCAAATATTCATTTGCTGTTTGCAAAGGTTCGATACGTTGTGTTTCAGGTCCAAACTCTGTTGCTAGCCTTAAACATTCCAACGCAATATCTTCAATTGGTTTAGCCATTGAGTTGCTGTCTTAGTTTATAAACTTCCTCTACCGCTTTACGGTGATTAGGATGATTTTTATTCCAATAAGCAGAGCCTTCCTCAGTTAGCTGTGAAATCTCTTTTTCAATTTGTCCAGCTGTCATATAGCCAACGTCATCACCTTTAATGATTTCATCCTCAGATAATTTATCTGCGAGCATCGTAAAAGCTCTAATGATTTCAACGTTGTCGCCTAATCGTGAACCATCTTGTAAGATTGTATTGTTTAATAATTCTTTACCAAACGTTTCACTAGCTAATCGTTTTGCTTGATCTAAACGTTTACCATATTCAGCGCCAAACTCTTTTTTCAATAAACTTTCTGCTTCAAGTTGTTTAGCCTGTGCAGTTTGCAATTTAGATTGCTCACCCACGCTATTCATTTCTTGATAAAACTTTATTAAACTTTCAGCTTGTTTAGGTAATAAACCTAATTTGTGTGCTGTTTCATTAAATGATTTTAACTGTTCAGGATTTATTTCATCTTCCTTAAAAGAATATTTATAATCATCAGGCTTTTCAGGTGCGCCTAATTTTTTAAATACTTCTTTCCAATCATCCTCTGTAGCCATTTTATTTGGTACAGCGATTTTATTTGCACCTACCATTTTTTGTGCGTGAAGGTAACTTTTCAGTAAATCCTCCATATTATTAAAATTAGATAGTGCTTTTTCTTCTTTGTATTCCTCAGGTATTAGACTTTTAAAATCTATTTCCTTAGGTGTTTCTGTTTGCTGGATTGTTTCTTTTCCAGTTAAAACAGTGCCTTGAACCTCAGCAGTTGCTTGAGATTGATTATCTTGAACAACGGCTGTTGGTTGTTCAGATTGAGCAGATTGCTCAGTTGTCTGATCACTCATAGTACTCCTATTTATTTTTGATTTATTAAATTTTCCATAAAGACAACCATTGATCTTTGACCTTCATAAAAAGCGCTTTCGTGACTGTCGCCTTTAACGTGGGTTGTGCTATGGAAGTGGCATCTCTTCTTGAGATCGTCTAAAATTCTTTTGCCTTCTTCGGTATTAAATATAAATTTATAATCTGCTTTTAATTGATTTATCTTTTTAAATTGCGGATCCATTATTTACTTCTTTAACCATTGGTGCAGCGTTCTTAGCAATTTGACTTTCTTGCATCGCTTGCATCATTTGCATTTGTTGTTGTTGAGCTGCTGCTCGTTCTTCTCTTACTTGTTGAACTTGTTTGTCAGACTTAATCATTTTTGCTGGTAAGCCTAAAATATTTATTATTTGTTTTACTAAACCGTTTTCATCAATGTAATCTTGAACAGGTGCGAGTGGTGAAATTTGTGCAAACAATTCTAAACCTCTCATCAAGGATTGAAGCTCTTGTCCTTTTTGCGCTAAAGCCATTGGTGATACGTATTCAATTTCAATTTCTTGATTAGCCAAAATTTCTGGAGCTTCACTAAAGACACCGTTACGTAACATAATGTTAAATACTCTTAGTAACATTGGCTGTAATAATTCTGATTGTAGTCTGCCTAATACTGGACCAAGTATTCTCATTTTCTCTTCGTTACGTTGCAACACTTCTGTTGCAGTCATATTTCTATTTTCCGTAATTAATAATTGGTCAACGTGAAATATTCTTGAGATTGCTTGTCGTCTTTGATTTTCAGTATTTAATGTAACCGAAGTATTTGCGTTAATGTTTAATGGTTCAATTCTATCTCTAGAACCTGATCGATAATAATTTAAAGATCCAGCACTCATTCTTATTGGTGCAATCATTCCATCATCAGGAACTAACAAAGGTGGATCAACTTGTTTAGCTGCCGCCTTTAATGAAACCTCTACCATTTTATTTAAAACTTTAATGTCTGGTAAAGCATTCATCGCTGGCGATCTGCCATAAATTTCTGTTGAAGCTTTTAAGTATCTTGGAACCACATAAGGCATTTCTCTAAAGCCACCGATAGAAATGATGTGTCCAGTGTGATGCTCAAAATAAATACTTTGATAAGGCATATTTTTCTTATCAGCTTTATTCTGATTATAAATTGTTCTTGGTCTAACGACGTGACAAAATTCTAAATCATCTAATGGACTTTTCTTAAAAGTATTCTGAGCTTCTCTTGATAAATTTTCTAAACCAAATTTTTGTACAGCTGCGTGAACTGGCATTTTAAATCTTCGATAAATGCTATCAACGACACCTTTACTATTTTCTTCAATGTATATTTCTTTGATGTGTCTTGCTGAAAATCTTAGAAGATCATCTTTATCTTCTTCGATCATTAAGCACGCCGTACCAAAACAAATTAAGTCGTGGTAACATTCAAATATTTCTTGCTGAAAATTAGAACGAGCAAAGCCTAAATACATTTTATCAATGGCATCTTCTAACCATTCTTTAGCCTCGTCATCTTCATTTAAGATGCTTTCCTTATATCTTAGTGAGAACCAACGGTTTGCTGATGATGTTAGCATACCGTGCAAAGATGCTGCCAAAAGTTCTAGTGCGTGAATAGCCGTTGCATCAAATACTAATGTGTTTCTTTTGTCGCCTCTTGCTCTTTCTTTTGTAATCTCTGCCTTTCTAGTTAATGTATAGTCTGCGCATTCTTGCCAATGGCTTTCCCACGTAGATCTTTTTTCCATTAATCTAGATAAGTTTGACTTTAGTTCTCGAGCCAAATTTCTTAATTCTTGAGCTTGCATTATTTTTTCTTTTTCCAACCACGCTTCATTGCAGCGTAGGCTTTAGGTGTGATAGTTGATTTTGACTTTGATCTTGAGATACCTAATTTTTTTCTTCTATTAATATTTTTTACCAACGACATTTAGCCTCCTAATAATGTTTTTAATTCTAACTCTGGTGCGCCTGTCACACCTGTTGAAGATGTAAGTTGAGCGTATTTTCTGCCACTTCTTTTTCCTTTAGTTAAACCAGCTTCAAT